TATTTACTGGAAGTGGATCTATAAACTTTGAAGAAGATCAAAGAGAAGATCTTAATTCAGTAAACGATGCAAAATCTTTATCTGATCAAGTTGTAAAATTAAAACAATTAGAAGATGAATTAGTGGATAAAGAAAAAGAATTAAAAGAACTGAAACGACATATCGAGTTGGTTTCCGGTGAGGTCATACCTACTATGATGCAAGAGATGAATATCTCTACATTAAAACTAGCAGATGGTTCTTCAGTTGAAGTAAAACCAGTTTATGGTGCTTCTATTTCTTTAGCAAAGAAAGAAGAGGCATACACATGGCTTCGAGAAAACGGCCTAGGTGATCTTATTAAAAATGAGATTACAGTTTCCTTTGGTCGTAACGAAGACAACAAGGCATCGCAATATGCGATCCTTGCAAAGGGTCAAGGGTATGAACCTGTCCAGAAATTAAAGGTTGAACCTATGACACTTAAAGCATTAGTCAGAGAGCGTCTTGAATCTGGACAAGAGATGCCCTCTGATTTATTTAACGTGTTCGCAGGAAACAGAACCAAAGTAACGAGGAACAAATAAACATGAACCAAGTAGCAGAGAAAAAGTCTGCAGGTCTTCCATCAAATATGTTTGAAGACGATGCAGCAAAAGGTTTGGGTGCAATAGGTCAAGAAGATCTAGCCCTGCCTTTTTTAAAAATCCTTGGACAGCTTTCACCAGAAGTTAACAAACGTGATGGTAAGTATGTCGAAGGTGCAGAGCCAGGAATGATTTACAATTCTGTCTCTGGGGAACTCTATGATGGAGTGAAAGGTATCAATGTAATACCATGCTTTTATAAGTTAGAGTACATTGAATGGAAAGATAGAGGAGAGGGTCTTGGTGCACCAATTGCAATCTATGATTCATCCTCTGATATCATGTCCAAAACAAAACCTGATGCAAACTACAAAGATAGATTACCGAACGGTAATTATATCGAGAAGACTGCATCTCACTTTGTTATAGTATCGGGAGATAGTCCATCAACAGCTTTGATTTCTATGAAATCTACTCAATTAAAAATTAGTAGAAAATGGAACTCAATGATGTCTGGCATAAAAATGAAAGGTGCAAACGGAATGTTTACACCGGCATCTTTCAGCCACATTTACAAACTAAAAACTACCCAAATGTCAAATGATAAAGGCACTTGGTTTGGTTGGGAAGTAAGTAAAGTTGGGCCAGTAACTGACAAAGGTCTTTACGATCAAGCTAAAAGTTTCAGTGAAAGCATTTCAAAAGGAAGTGTGAAAGCTAAACATGGCGAAGATAAACCGAAGGACCAAAGTAGCATTATCTAATTCCCACGGGAATGTGTGCACAGTGTGGGCCAAACGGGAGACTGAGTGGCCCACATAGACAGTTATTATGGAACGATACATAGAATATTTTAGTGGGTATAGGAATGCTTATGGTGTAGCTGACTTCAATCACCAAGACTCCAAGATAGATCCTGAAACAGGTAAAAAGAAACCTGTCTACAGGTGGAATTTTGAGGAACTAACAAAAGATATTTATCAACAACATTTAAATGGTAAACTATCTATTGGTATACAACCCTGCACAGAAGATTCAGAAGTTAAATTTGGAGTCATTGATGTAGACCCAAAAGACTACGCTGAGTTTAACAAAAAAGATTATATAGATATTATTCAACAATACGAGTTACCTTTACTACCAGTAGAATCTAAAAGTGGTGGACTACATTTATTTTTATTCATGGATACGTTTACAGATTCTAAAACTGTAAAATCTTTTCTTACAAATTTATTATCTTTGTTCGGACTAAAACAAGATACAGAGATATTTCCAAAACAAACACAATTAACAAAAGATAGTGAGACAGGTCAACTAAGACCAGGACAATTTATAAACTTACCATACTTCGGAGAGGAGCGTAAGGCTTTAAACGTAGATGGTACACCATTTACACTAGACGAATTTATGAAAGTGATCAGTGCAAACCTGGTTACTAAAGAAAGACTGAAAGGAATTACAGAAGAGATAGAACACAAAAGCATGCAGGGAGTGGACGAAGAATTTACGGAGGGTCCACCATGTCTAGCAGCAATATCTAAATTATCTAAGAATGAAAACTTTGATGGCAAAGATAGATTTATGTATAACTATCATGTCATGGTTAAGATGAAGTATCCAGACAACTGGCAACAGAAAGTTATGAATGCACCAGTAAAATATTTTGCTGGCGTGCATGCAAATGCGTGGGATCAAAAGTTTTTAAATGCAAAAGTAAAATCATGGAACAGAAGTTCAAAAGGATATACCTGCACACAGAGTCCATTAAGTGAGAATTGTAAGAAAGGTATATGTGTTAAGAAAAAATTTGGAGTGTTAGCAGGATCCAAAGGATCTTATCCTGTGTTAACAAATTTAAAAAAGATAGACTTAGATCCAGAACCAGAATATGAATTTGATGTAACGAAACCAGATGGTATTGGCACAGCCACAGTGCACTGTAAGAATGTAGAACATCTAAACGATCAGCGTAAGAGACGTAACTCTATATCAAAAGCTGCAGGATTTTTACCGCCACTAATTAAAAACGATGAAGAGCAAGCTGTGATGGATGCATTATATCAAACACAAAAAGTTGTACAGCCACCGGTAGGAACATCACCAAAAGAAAAACTACATGATGTCATACATGCAAAAATAAATGGACCAAAAGCAACGAGCGATGCTGCATTTAAAACTGGATCTGTATTAATAGAAGGTGAGTATGCATTTTTTAAATTTGATAAATTTTACGATAAACTAAAAGCAAAGAACTGGAAATATGGTGAGGATAAGACAGGACGTATGATGCAGGTATTGTATCAAGAATGTGAGATAGAATTTTTAGAACAGAAAAGATTTCCATCAAAAGAAGCTGGTAAGTATCATTCATCTACAAAGAATATTATACAGATAAATATAAAATCTTTTGAAGAGGTTCCTATACACCACACTAAAACAAAACATAAAACGGACATATTATAATGAAAGATGATCTTATGGTACAACAACAAGTAGGTAGCAGGTGGCAGCACATGGTTGGTGTGATTTGTCTTAACCAAACAGGACGTAAAAAGGTAAAAAATATATTACCTGATTTTTTTAAAAAATTTCCAACACCAATACATTTATTAAATTCAAACAAAGATACAATCGCAGAGATGTTAAAAGATCTAGGCATGAAGAATGTTAGAGCAAATAGAATATGGCGTATGACAGAAGACTATCTTGGCTGGGATGGTGTGGATGCAACAAAACTATTTGGTATAGGTAAGTATGGCAGCGACAGCTACAGAATATTTTATAAGAATGAGATACCGGAAAACGTGCAGGATAAAGAATTAAAAAGATACATACGGGAGGAGATGTGATTAGTAGAAAATTATTCGGGCCTCCGGGAACAGGGAAGACTACAAAGTTATTAAAATATGTTAAAACATTTTTAAAACTAGGAACACCTATTAATAAGATAGGATATTTTGCATTTACAACCAAAGCTGCAAATGAAGCTGTTGATAGAATGTTAGATTATCATACAGCTTTTGAGAAAAAAGATTTAAAACATTTTAGAACTCTACACTCTCTTGCTTTTAACCAACTTGGTATGAAAAAAGCACAGGTTATGCAGGACGAACACTACGAAGATATAGGTAGAAAATTAGGTATAGAAGTTACGGTCTATGCGAATGGTGAAGAGTCTACAGGTTTTATAAATTCTGACAGCGAATATTTTAATTTAATTAATTCAGCTAGAATAAAAAATATTTCTATTGAAGAAGAGTATAACACCGACATGTACTCGCAAGATATGGACAAAAGATTATTACAAATTATTTCAGATGAGGTAGATAATTATAAAAAATCTTTTGGTTTGGTAGATTTTACAGACATGATAGAAAAATTTATTGTGTCCAAATTATGTCCAAAATTTGACGTAGCTTTTGTCGATGAGGCACAGGATTTATCACCAATACAATGGAAAATGTTCAATATTATCAAGGAAAATAGCAAATATGTTATACTAGCAGGAGATGATGATCAAGCAATTTATGGCTGGGCAGGTGCAGATGTAAAAAAATTTCAGCAAGAAATTTCAAAAAAAGACATAATTCTGCCACAATCTTACAGGGTTCCACAAAGTGTACAAAATTTAGCAGACAAAATACTAGATCTAATTCCAAGAAACAGACGTGTACAAAAAAACTGGAAAGCAAGAAAAGAACAAGGCACGGTAAATTATGTTTCTAGTCTTGAAGATGTACCAATTGATGAAGGTAATTGGTTAGTTCTTGCAAGATACAATGACAAATTAAATAGACTCAAACCGTTTTTAAAAGAACGAGGTATTTATTTTGAGTACAAAGATCGTAAGAGTTACAAGGTAACCTTGTTTAGAACCATTCTAAACTACATAAGATGGCAAAAAGGTGACGAGTTATCTTTATCTGAAATAAAAGATGTGTTTGAATATACTAGCACTGATGATCCACCTTCAGAAGAGAGGATGTATAATTTAGAAGAATTTGGTTATGACAAAAACATACCCTGGTACGATGAGTTTACATCTGACTATGAAGAGTGTTTGTATATACGAGAAATGTTGAGTAACGGAGAAGAATTAAGAAAAGATCCAAGAGTAAAACTATCTACAATACATTCTGCAAAAGGTGGAGAAGCAGACAATGTATTATTAATTTTAGATAATACAAAAACAATAAGAGAAGCAGCTGAAAAAAATATAGACAAAGCTGATGAAGAACACAGAGTTTGGTATGTGGGGGTGACACGAACAAAACAAAACCTATACATCATGGCAGCAAAAAAGGAGGATCAAGGTTATGACATCGAAAGTTTGGGATAAGCAGCACGGAGGATCCCATTATCAAAAGTATAAGATACAGCCAAGTAAGTTTGTGGTTGAGAATGAATTGCTATATCCTGAGGGTTGTGCTATAAAATATATAATCAGACATCGTGATAAGGGAAAGAAGGAAGATTTGTTGAAAGCAATACACTTTATTGAAATGATTATTGAAAGGGACTATAATGAAAATTCCTAAGTTTGAAGCACAGACAGAGTGGGTAAAACCTACAGAGTTTCCAGACTTACGTAAAGTCGATGAGATTGCAATTGATCTGGAGACAAAAGACCCAGACTTATTAAAGAAAGGATCTGGCTCTGTAATAGGAAACGGCGAAGTTATTGGTGTTGCTGTAGCTACAAAATTTTATAAAGGATATTTTCCAATAGCACACGAAGGTGGTGGTAACATGGATAGATCAAGAGTTTTATCTTGGTTAAAAGATATTTTAGAATCACCATCAACAAAAATTTTTCACAATGCTATCTATGATGTGTGTTGGTTGAGATCAATGGGATTTAAAATAAATGGTGATATAGCATGCACCATGATTGCATCAGCATTAACAGATGAAAATAGATTTCGATACGATCTTAATAGTTTATCCTGGCATTATCTTGGTTATGGTAAGAACGAAGCTGCACTTGCAGAAGCTGCAGAAGAATGGGGCATAGATCCAAAATCAGAAATGTATAAACTACCTGCAATGCATGTTGGTGCGTATGCAGAACGTGATGCTGAAGTTACGTTAGGACTTTGGCAAGAGATGAAAAAAGAAATTATCAGTCAGGATCTAGAAGACATATTTGATTTAGAGTCTGATCTATTCCATTGCCTGGTTGACATGAGATTCAAAGGTGTACGTGTAGATGCAGAACGTGCACATAAAATGAAAAAAGAATTTGTAGCACAAGAGAAAGAATTATTACATAAGATAAAAGGTGAAACTAATATCGATACACAGATCTGGGCAGCTAGGTCTATTGCAAATGTATTTGACATGTTGCGATTACAATATCCAACAACAGATAAGACAGGTGCACCATCATTTACAAAAAACTTTTTACAAGAACACGAACATCCTGTTGTTAAGATGATTGCACAAGCAAGAGAGATTAACAAAGCACACACAACTTTTTTAGATTCTATTCTACGTTACGAACATAACGGCAGAATACATGCAGAGATAAATCAATTACGTAACGCTGGGGGTGGCACGGTGACTGGTAGGTTCTCCTACCAGAATCCTAATCTACAACAGATACCAGCTAGAAACAAAGATCTTGGACCTAAGATAAGGTCATTATTTATACCCGAGAAGGGCCATACATGGGGTTGTTTTGACTATTCTCAACAGGAGCCGAGGTTGGTAGTGCATTATGCTTCTTTATACAAATTACCGTCTGTTTATGATGTTGTAGATGCATATGGGGGTGACTCTAGCGCAGACTTTCACCAAACCGTAGCAGATATGGCTAATATACCAAGATCACAGGCTAAGGTGATCAATCTAGGTCTTTTCTATGGCATGGGCAAAGCTAAATTACAGGCAGAGTTGGGTGTAACAAAAGACAAAGCCGCAGAATTATTTAATACGTATCATTCACGTGTACCATTTGTAAAACAGCTGATGGAAAAAGCATCAAACAGAGCACAGGATCGTGGTCAGATAAGAACTTTATTAGGTAGATTGTGTAGGTTTCACCTGTGGGAGCCTAATAGTTTTGGTATGCATAAAGCTATGACTCACGAGGATGCACTCAGGGAACATGGACCGGGGATCAGGAGAGCTTATACATACAAAGCACTCAACAAATTAATACAAGGTTCAGCTGCCGACATGACAAAGAAAGCAATGTTAGAACTCTACAAAGAAGGTATCATACCGCATATACAGATACATGATGAGTTAGATATATCTGTTAAAGATGAATCACATGCAAAAAAAATAATTGATGTGATGGAAAATGCTGTTACACTGGAAGTCCCAAATAAAGTTGACTACGAACATGGGGACAACTGGGGTGAAATACATGGGTAACTATTATGGCTTATTTAAATGCAAACATACCAGTAGAATATGCACAGATTCGTAGAGAATATTTATATGATCTTAAAAAACATCATGGAGAAGTTGAGGATTGCATTATCTTTGGTCTATCGGCTATCACAGGGCGTAGTATCCTTTTTCATTGTATTATGGAAAATGGTGCGATCTTTTACAGATTACCTATTGCAGCTTTTATTCAGAGAGGATTCGATCCAGAGAAAGTTCCAAAGAGACGCCTTGACGAGCTTCAGCTTTGGAATTGTTTTTCTTATTATCCTTCTGTTCATGCTTTCGATATATTAAGCGGACAATCAGGAAAATACATAGGTAAAGATAAAAAATGGCACCCAGGTAAATACTTATTTACTGTTGACTTTGCTCATCCAGAGAGTAACATACTTGACACTGACCATTCGGAAGTACCGCACGAACATAAGTGCGCACACATAATTGCATTAGATGATGGTAATTATGCAGCACAACCAAACAATAGATGTATATGGGACATACCTTCTTTTACTGTGAAAGATAGTATTCCAGATTGGAAAGTGCAAACATCTGAGTGGAATGTAGAAGACACTCGTAAATGGAGGACCGAAGATACGGATAATTTCTTTTACGAAATTGAGGAGAAAAAATAATGGCTAGAGCTCATTGCCTAACGTGTGATCACAAGTGTCATTGTGTTGGATCTGGGTATTATCCAAATACAACAGAGTGTGGCTGTGGTTGTTTATTATGCACATGCGCAGGTCTACCATTAAAATTAGAGGAGAGTACAGTTATGAAAAAAATTGTAAAATGGGTTTGGAATATCATTTGCTGGCCTTGGAAGAAGCTAGTACAATGGCTATGGACAAGATAATTTATGAGTAAAAAAGAACCACTCACTATATCAGAATCGGCAGCCGTCCAGATGCCTATGAAGACGGTTGCCAGTCTGATCGCGATAATTGCAATCGGAACCTGGGCTTATTTTGGTATTCACGAGAAACTTAACCAGCACAGCACACAACTAGAATTAATGCAAAAAGATTTAGAAGCTAACTCAGAGTTTAGGATTAAATATCCAAGAGGTGAGTTAGGTCAATCAGCTGGAGAGGCAGAGCTTTTCATGATTGTAGAACATGTTAGTGGTTTATTAGAAGATGTAGAAGCAGAAATTAAGAGTATGAGAAACAATGCAGTTAATATAGAATTTTTAAAAAAAAGAACTGAGAAGTTAACTGAAGATGTGGAGAAAATAATTAGAAATGGATCGAATCACTAGAAAAATTTTAGATTACATCACAGAGATGCAGCGCACTGCAAAACAGATGCGATACGTAAAAGATCTTAAAAAAGAAGTAGAGATTAATGGCACAGGCACGCATAAATATAGATTTAAACGTGGACCTAACAAAGGTGAAGTAACAAAATGATAGAGACTGTATTCGCACTTATTTTAACATTAAATGGTTCAATGATAGAACATGTTTATAAATCGTCGTTATCCGATTGTTTGAAATCTAAGCGCATCGCGCAGAACGAGGTAAACCCTGAGCGAGTTGTATTTACTTGTAAGAAAGTAGAAGCTCAAACAGAGATATACATGGACCGAAAGAAAATTATCAAAATAGTAAAATGAAGACCATAAGGTTTCAAACAGAAATAGTAAATGGTATGTGCCCATCATGTGAGGAATTGACAATGTTGGTTGGTATAACTCCAGAGATGTATAGATGTATTAGTTGTGGCTCTGATCTACAACAACATATAAATGGTAAGATAAGCTACATACCTGCATTACATAACACAGAGAAGGTAAAGGATTATTTTAGTGGCCAAGAAAGCTAAAGGTTTATACGCAAAAGTAGCCCACGTCCCTACATTTCACAAGACAAGTATAGGTAGAAATCCCAGCCTATGCAAAATGAACAAATCACGCCGGAAAAATTTTAAAAAATATCGGGGTCAGGGGCGTTGACATTATCCTAAAAAAGTATATATTATCCTACAGAAAGGAAACATATGCGATATAAATATAAAGTAAGAGAGCTAACACCAGAGTCAGAAGATATTGTAGACGTTGGTGAAGCAAAAGAAATGGAAGCTATGTCTTTAAAAAAATTAAGACGTAGACTTGATGCTAAAAAACAGTATCATGTAGAATACAGAAACAAGAAAAATAATTTTGTATCTGCAACTATATCTGGAATACAAGGTAAGTAATGAAAGAAAAAGTAATAACTATAAAACCGAAAGGTATCACAAAAAAACAATGGTCGATTCTATTATTAGAATTAAACATGATAAAGAATGCGTGGAGACCTTATGGTGTTAACATGGAATTGTCTGCACCAGGTTTAAAAAGAATTATAGATTGGGGTACAAAAAAATATGGAACTGATCATTCTAAATGATGGTCTGTTTTATCTAGTACCAGTTACTAAAGAGATTATGGAAGGTATGGTATTGGTACAAGAAACTGATTTATTTGAATTGTGTGATATACTACGTTTAAAATTAACAACGTATATGGATGCACCATTTAATGCACACGTGATGAAGGATGGCAGTGGAAATTTTATTGGCTGTATTAGTAAGTAGTTTACCAATATTACTTGCTGTTGCTATGTTGTGGATGTGGAATAAAGAAAATTGAAAAGGACCGGCGTCCAAATAATGCCTCGCGCTATTCCCTGTACGTCAAGCTGTGACCTCCACCAGGGTGGGGGTAGCCTCGGAGCCTTTGCTCTCCTGTAAGTACGTGCACGGAAAACAGGAGGGTTGTATGGATTAAGATGATACACCAGGAATTATTGTACAAGAAAATTTTATCATAATGCCATGTTCATTGACATCTTCTCTACCAATCTCTTTTAATTTTTTCTGAGCCTCATCATACCCAAATTGAGCACAATCATAGTGAGTGCCAAACGACTCCTGCCAGGTAAATGAAGGCATACATTCACCTATGACACTAGAACAGATTGTAAGCACTAATAAAAATTTCATTTGACACCTATTGTATATTATGAGATAAATCCTATATTTAAATCTAAGAAAGGAGTATAAGGTTTATGACTGATATAAGCAAATATAAAAATGTATCATTATCAAAAGACACATATAATAAAATAGATAAGATACGTAAGGTTATTGTACCTGAGATGACTATCAGTAGATCTCAAACGATAACATTATTAGTAAATGAGAAAGAGAAGAAGTTAAATGGCAGACTCAAAAAAGCGTAAAGTA